GGCTTCTACCACCTGACCCGGTTTTTTTACTTCATCTGGCTGTTCATTCAACCCACCCAGATAATTAGGATAAGATTGTGAAACAGCTGTCATCGTCTAAGTCCATGATAAGGTTGGAATGGTCGGTAAATTGAACCGTCAGGGGTGCCAAAGTATGATACATCGGCTTGATTGCATTCATACTCCATACAGGCAGCACGAGCTTGTTGTTCTTGTGTAGCTAGAAGTTGTACCAAGCTTGGGTTGGTAACCATTTGTGTAGCTGCACGACCGCTAGCACGTAGAGTAATATAACGCTTAAATACTGAAGGTAAGGTTTCATATTCCCAGAGCCAAACAATATCATAAAGTAGAGCTTTGTCAGTATCAAATATATAGGTATGGTTCAATTTATCATATAATTTATTACCACGCCTGACTACGTTAGTAGTCCTCACATCTCCATTATTCCATCGATCCATTCGTAGAACATTATTTGGAATGTAAATACACCCATCAGAGTCAGGTGTAAGAGGATAATGCTGTTCTGTGTTCCACACCCAACCCTCATTCTGAACGTCAACATTAACTTCCATTAAAATAGAATGTGCAATGGCTACTTCAGGGTTTATATAAACAAGGTTACCATTTTCTTCATTAAAGATACGGGTAATAGGTGCTTGCCCAATTGCCATTAGAATTGAGTTTACACTGGAAAGTTCGGTTTCAGTTGTTGTTGTTGTATTCATAATAGCAAGAAAAAAGACCCTCCGAAGAGGGTCCGATATAAATCAGGAAGTCGGAGCAAGCCGAGAAGTGTTACCTGAAGGGGGATAGGCGAGACCGCCAGTCCATTGTTCGGTTTCACTCTTCACGGTAGATCCCAGAACAGCATCAACCCCCTGTGCAGAGTAGCTGTTCTTTGTCTTAGCGACGGAAAAACGAGTAGTAGTAGGCATAATTAAGAGACGGAATTAACAGTAACAGTGACGCCTGTGTCACCAACAACAGTCAACACATCACCAACAACGTAGTTAGTTCCAACAGAAACGATGGAAAGACTACTTGCTGCGTTAGATGCGACAGTGTAAGAAACAGTTGCGCCTGTACCTGAACCAACAACGGTAGTTGCGACAGCAGTCTGATTACCGTCAGCTTTAGTAGAGACAGTAGTAGTCAGAGAAGCAGTTGCAATCGTACCAAAGGTAGGCATTGCCACGAGGGGTGCCGTGGAACTCACTGTGGTGTAAGCAGACTTAGCAGAGTTGTTACCAGCCTCAACCGGAGGAGCCGGGTTCTGAGATACAGAACCGGCTTTTCCAGTTTTATTAGTAACAGTTGCATGTTGTCCGACACCAGCATTCAGATTAGAAGCCATGTGTCAGGACTCCATCAAGCAGCTTGCAGTTCGATAGCAGCAGCAGGGTTCAAAGTACCAGCACCCATAGCCAAGCGTCCGATAATCATGTCACCTTGATACATTGCCTTCACATCCGAACCGGTGGTTTGGACAGAAGGACCAATACCTTCAACGACAGCAGCAGCATCACGCTGATAAATCAGACCACAGTGGGAAGTAAAGTCACCAGAGTAATCGTTGTTTTCACCATCAACGCGAGCAATACTACCAGCCATGAAGGGCAGGTTGTTAGAACGACGGATGCTGATACCAGCGATCTCATACAGACCTTCACCAGAGGTAAGGCTGCCAGAGGTGTTACCATAGTCACGGTTCAGGATGTTGGTGTCAACCTGAGAAATCAATGCATAGTACTGACGAGGAGACAACACAGCGGTACGTCCCGAAGAAGGAACGTTCTTTTCATCCAAAATCGAAGCGGCTTCAAAGAAACCATCGACCAGAGCTTGAGCGTTGAACTCGTTGTTAGCACCAAGCTTGATCACAGAACCACCGGGCTCAGGACCAGGAGCTGCAGTGATAGGATGAGCTTCACGAGCAGACTTAGCAATCATGCGGAAGATCTTCTTATCATAAGCCTCTGCAAGAGCAAAACCAATTTTATTAGAAATCTCGCTCCTCAAGGAATAATGTGCAAGTGTCTCGTCCAAATCATAAAGGAAAGCAGAAGACACCAGAAGGTCATCCATCAAGATGGTTTTCTCAGCCACCGGAGGATCCTGTGAACCAAGAATAGGAGTACCGGGCTGATGATAATCAGCAGTCATGCGTCCGGTATAAATGAACTGCAGACTACGACCGTTGCGGAGGGTACGGCTTTGAACAGTTCCTTTAGCGATGCACTGGCTTTCATAAGCCTTGATCATCTCTCCGCTAAACAGCTTTAGATAAGTAGCATACTTAGCGTCGTAGTTAGCTCCACCTTGGGTGAGACCCAAGCCAGGAGTTTTGTTAATATTACCAGATGCGGTAATACCCATATCGGCTTTAGTGCCGTAGTTACGGGTTACACCCGTGTTAGATTCGGTAATAGAATTACCTTGTTGAGAAAATGCCATTGTTAGAAATATGTATGAGCAGGTTCTCTAGTACTAGAAATTTTTTGATTGAAAATGTTAAGGTCTTTTCATTACCGTGCACGGTAGAGTTGTCGCCTTAGCGGCTCTACCAATGACTGGGACGGGAGTCGAACCCGCCCTACACCATCAGCCTATTTTTATTAAGTTGCTACTTTCTCAGTAGCATCAGGTGAAACCTTAAGACATTGAGCACGTTGATTAGCCATTGATGCTTCAGGTGCATTTACTGGAATAAAGAAGCGATCACCTGTTGTCTTAACTACATATTCAACTGTAAGTCCTGTATAAGGCATAATAATTAATTAGCAAAGATACGTTTGGGAGGTGCAGGTTTTACCTCATAGGGTTCCCAACCATCAGGCAGGTCACCTAGGTAATTGACATGCCAACCATCCATAGGTGTTGGAGCTGTTACCTCCTCACCCTCTTCGTCATAAACACCATCGTCGTTGTATAACGTTCCGATCACATCGATAGCACGGTCTGCTGTGTAGGCGCTTAGTACCTCAGACTCAACACCTTCTTCGTCAGTAACGGTGACATAAAAGCCAGCAGCTTTTGCCGCAGTTACCCAAGCAGTCTCGTCAGTAAACCGAAAGTATGGTCCGGGTACTGGAGTTTCAATAATTTCTTCTGGCATGGCTAGGAAGTGATAAATTTCAAGATGTTGACATCTAAATTCGTAGAGAAGTAGGCAAAGCGTTTGATATGACCGTTAAGGACTTGTGTGTTACCAGAAGTAGCCCTTCTTCCAAAAGCCACCTGTGTCATATTACCGTTGTTATTGATTGGATTCCCAGCATCAGTAGTAGAAGTTCCATTGACGGCAAAACCACGAACGCTATTTGCAGCGGCTCTTATAGAAGCAGTTCCAGAAGAAACAAACTGCTGACTATTTTGCCCACCACCAGTTGACGTTAAAGCAGTGTCCGTGTCATTGATGGCATGACGTATAGTGTCACGATTCAAACTATTTCCATTAGAAATCTCAACAATATCAAAATTATTTAGATTACTTGTACCAGCATCGACGAACATCGTGCCTAGTTGATTGCTGTCTGAGTTGTAAAAACTGCTGAAGTTAGTGCCAGTAATATCAACAATGTCAGCCGCACGGGTGACGGTAGAACCGGAAGTTGGTATGTAACTTGTTGGGAATGAACCTGGTTCTAACTGCGCACCCCAAACATAAATGTCTCCGCTGTCATTATTACCCACGCGCCATTGATACAGAGTGTTGCCTGCTGGCGTAAGAGTTAATTGACACCTCCACCAACCGTTACCTGCATCAGTGGAAGTAATTACTGCATCGCCAAACTCCAGCAAGTTGTTGGTAGTAGAACCGTCATCAAGGCTAATACCCCCTCTTGCTCTATTAGCTCCACCATCATAATAATCAACAAACGCGCTTTGGTTTGGTGCGGTTCCTTTTGCGTAAAAAGTAAATACATGCTTGCCGCTGCCAACAACATTGATAACCTTTCTAAGGTAAGAACTGGTAGCTGTACCTGTGCTGTCGCCAATCATTAAGGCTGTATTGGTTCCATCAGGGGCTAAGTTATTTGCACTCTTTTTACTGATGTTGACGCCCGACCAATCGAAAAACAAGCTATAAGTGTTTTGGTTTGTTCTGCTTTCCTCAATCAGTAGACCAAGGCTTTCACCTGTTAAAGGATTGTGGTCAAAGCGAGGAGCGCCAGAGATGGTTGCAGCAGTAGGGATGTATTCAGTTGCAGCGGTTCCTATCTCGATTTGTGCGCCCCACACATAAAAATCTGCGGTAGCAGTCACCATATTCATATCAAAAAACCGGAGGTTGTTATTTGCACTTCCACCAGTTTTTGTGATACGAGTCCATTCGCCAGTAATAGTAGTTGCCTGACCACCGGTTGGGGTAGTATCGTTTATATCAATATTGATAGATGTCGTCCCGCCTGAGACAGTTTTGGCGTAAAAACTAATCGTATAAGTGGTGTTAGGAGTACCTCCACTTGTAGATCCAACACGCCATGTTTGAGCACCTCCCGCTGGGACATCCCTTCCCAATCTACGAACAGTTTCAGTAATTCCTCTTGGAGAAACTACACTTTCAGTGCTGTTAGGAATTGGCGTGCCAATGCTACTTCCTTGAACACTATTACTATTTAAAGCAAAGTTAACGGGCGTAGTCTTAATCAGACCATCCGCACCAACATAAGTACCACTACTAGCACGACTAAATGTAACTAAGTTACTACCAGTAATTGAATCAGCAAGTGATTTATTATAGGCAAAGTTAAGATCAAGAGCCGCTGCTTTAAATCTATCAGCCAACCAGACTGACTTAGTGTATCGAGTCACAGTGGTGGTAACTTGATAGTCGTCAATATCATCAACCCGTTTGACAAACGGCGTTTCATTTGTGGCTAAAGCTACCACCTTTCTGTGATCAATAGTCATCTATTATCCAATTAAAGTAGTGTTCAGTGCTACTGGAGTTGTACTGGCAGTAGCGAGATCCAGTGGGAAGTTGTGTGCATTTCTTTCGTGCATCACCTCCATACCAAGACCGGCACGGTTCAGCACATCAGCCCAGGTGTTCACCACATGACCTTCACTTGAATTAATGGATTGATTGAAGTTGAATCCATTGAGGTTAAAAGCCATGGTACTGACGCCGAGGGAGGTAAACCAGATACCGATAACTGGGAATGCTGCGAGGAAAAAATGCAGTGACCTAGAATTGTTAAAGCTAGCATATTGAAAAATTAGTCGTCCAAAGTATCCGTGAGCCGCAACGATATTGTAGGTCTCTTCCTCTTGACCAAACTTGTATCCATTGTTGTGGGATTCTTGCTCGGTAGTTTCCCTAATAAGCGAGGATGTGACGAGACTTCCATGCATAGCTGAGAAGAGAGCGCCACCAAATACACCAGCGACACCAAGCATATGGAATGGGTGCATGAGGATATTGTGTTCGGCTTGGAAAACGAGCATATAGTTAAATGTTCCACTGATACCTAGAGGCATAGCATCACTAAAAGATCCTTGTCCAAATGGGTAAACAAGGAAGACTGCAGAAGCTGCAGCAACTGGAGCTGAGTAAGCAACAAAGATCCAGGGACGCATACCTAGTCGATAGCTAAGTTCCCATTCTCGTCCCATGTAAGAATAGATACCAATGAGGAAGTGGAAAACGACAAGCTGGAATGGACCTCCGTTGTAGAGCCATTCATCAAGTGTATTAGCTTCCCAAATTGGGTAGAAGTGTAGTCCGATGGCATTGCTGCTCGGAACGACGGCTCCCGATATAATGTTGTTTCCATAAAGGAGGGAGCCTGCGACTGGTTCTCTGATTCCATCAATATCTACTGGTGGTGCTGCAACGAATGCAGTGATAAAACAAATGGTTGCTGCCAGAAGTGTCGGGATCATAAGGATACCGAACCAACCAACATACAACCGGTTATTAGTGCTGGTTACCCAGCTGCAGAACTCATCCCAATTAGAACGAGACTGCTCTTGAATTAATGCGGTCATTTAAATTAAGAATGTATTGAACCAACCCACCCACCGCAATTAATTACTTTTTCTTTGCAGTCTTAGCTGCACGCTTGAAGTTCTTAGCTGTTGGTGCACCTTTGGCACCAGGCTTTCTCATCTTTTCACCACTACCAGCAGCAATGCGCTTACGCTTAGCGTGGATGTTTGCATAAAGTCCAGGTTTAGCCATTACTTTTTCTTCATGTTTTTTGCAATTGCTGATGCCACCTTTGCAGGCATCCTAGGGTTCTTTGCTTTTAGCTTTGCTGCAGTGCTAGCAACTTTCTTTTTAGCTGCTGGCTTCTTTCCATAATGTCCAGGCATGATTAACATTTCCATTTGCGAAGTGCCAATGCTTTACGGGTTGGCTTGCCGTTAGGTTTTTTCATAGGTCCTTTTACACCAGACATACGAGCGCAGAAGGATCGCTTACGCGGACCTCCTCCAGGTTGTGGTGCTTTTAGATTAGAACCTGTCGCTCTGTTGTACTTGGCACGACCCTTGGCGGTGAGACCACCAGTTCGGGATTTGTGAGTACCCATTTTAAGGGACACGTTCTTTTTAGCCATTACCAGATCCCAGGAATGAGCTGACCGGTAACGGCGTACGCACCCAGTGCGGCGACCACACCAAGCATAGCCAGGCGTCCATTAAGTTTCTCTGCTTTTTCGTTGTGTGACACGGTGTACTTTTCATCAAAGGTCATGGTAGGTTCGATAGCGTAAATGTTTTGACGGTTTTTGTCTTCAGTGATAATAGTCATTAGTATTGGATTTCAGACCTACTAAGTTTGTTGAATACATCTTGTCGGTAAGCGGGGTCACGGTCATATCTTGGATCAGACATAGCCTCAACAACCTCAGCTTGACTGCGGAATACATCAGCCGTTTGTGGCTTTGGTGCATTGCCAGTCAGCATCTCACCTTCAAATCCATTCTGTTTTTCGTACTCAGCTTTGAGTCCTGCAACTGCTAACTGAATCATACGGACATCACCTGTCTCTACAATGTTATCAAACGCAGTGATATATTCTGATTCTAGAGAATCGGATGCCCAGCTAGTTAGAGCAGCATAACCTTCTTCTCCACCTACCATCTTTTTGATGGATTCAGCTTGAGAATCAGTTAGATCACTGCTCTGACGTTGTTCACCTTGCATCTGAATGTAAGCACTAATAAGCTCACTGCTATCTAGCTTACCTAATTCTTCTAGAGTCTCCTCGCTAACTTGACCATTATTTTCATAGAACTCAGCTGATGCTTTGTTCAATAGCTCAAAGTTAGGATTCTCTTCTACTTCTTCTTCGGCGGTCTCTTCTTCCCGCTGCACCCCTTCTGTTTCTTCAGGATCATTTTGTTCTCCTAATTTTTTTTGTAGTTCGATATAGGCTTGTTCTAGTGCTTCTGCATCTTTGAACTTACCTGCTAGCATCTGTTGTTGTTCAGCTTCAGCCTGTTCACCACGAGCAATAGCCTCTTGCTCTGCTTCGTTAAATTCAGGCTGATCAGCTGGAGTGGGATCATACGTCAGTGTTGCCATTAGCAGTAATTACTTTCAGTTTACCAAGTCCAACGGACTCTACATAAGCAGGTGTCCTACCAATAGTTGGTGCTCCTGCTTTTTTCTTGGGAGCATACTTGTTAGGCTCCGGCTCTTCCACCACAAGGACTGGTTTTTCAGTAGGTGGATGTTCAATTTTTTTGGAGGTGCGTTTAGCCTCAATATCATCAGGCTTGCGGCGACTCCTGCGCTTGGGTGTTTCCATCAGTTAACTCAGGATTTTTACTCGGGTCCATCACTGGTGAACTCATTAACTGACCAGCTTGATCCAAAAGGGATTGCTGCGCAGCTTGTTCTTGTTGTGCTTGCATCTCTTCTTCAATAGTGCTGACACTCTTAACAAGGTTCAGATAATCAATACCTTGTGCAGCTGCCAGACGTTTGATGTACTCATCAACACTAATAAATTTAGCAACAGTATCAGGACCCATCGTTTGGGCAAGAGTTGTGATGAACATGATTAGTGATTCCCTATCTTGACCACGACCAAGTGCATTAACACCAGCTATGATTTCAGGTCTCACAATATCTTTAGGCAGCTTAGGTAGTTGGTTGCTACGTTGTAGCACCATCAATGTCCGCTGCAGGTATGGTTTCAGGAACTCATCAGTCAAAAGTGAGAACATCCCACCCAACTGTTGTTCTAGTTCCAGTTGTGTCAGGCGCACTTCTTCTGCAGTTGTCCGCTCTGACTGCCGTATATTCAATACCATAAAGGCATCAGAAACACGTTGACCCAGTTGTTGAGCCATGTCGTAGGCTGTTCTAAAGTCAGCTGTCTTACCCACTTGAACAACAGCAACATCCTCAGGTCTACCCTGAATGATAGCACCATTGCCAGCTTGCGCCAGGGTCTGCGGTTTAGTGGTCGATGATGGTGATACTAAGAACACCACCTTAGCAGCCGCTGCAGAGCCTTCTATAAGCGCCTGAGAGAGTGCTTCGAGTGACCTAAGATCACCAAGAAACTCCTCTACCCTACCACGACCATAGGACTCACCATCAAAGGATACGAATCTCAGTGGTAGCCATGGGCTAGCATTTTTAGGTGCTGTGCTCTGGCTGTTAGGGATAACTTTATCTTGGCATTCTTGATACCAAGTCCAGCGTCCACCTGCCTTGTCAAACTTGACGTGTGTATAGACCTCGACGTCAGAATCCTCATCAGTCGTTTGGTTAAACTTGCCATTAAGACCACCACCTGCACTTGCAGAGTTAGGCTTCTGTTCCGAATCTTTAGTAACCAGACCAGGCACAAGCTTACGGCTAATAAGTTCCTTCGTTACGATCTCAATTACGTTTCCGTTACCATCACGCTGTAGAACATAGCGATTCAAAGGATAGTTCTTCAGACCATCCTTGCTCATAAAAATAAGACTGTTGCCAGCTACAATGAGATGTTTCATTGCCTGGTGTACAATCACACGATCATTAGACGAGTTGATGTAACTCATCACCATGCGTTCAATCTTACTGAACGACAGGTCGATCTCACTTCTAATAGTGGGGTCAAGCTCCTCACCTAACTTGTCATCGCGTACTTGTAGTTTAAAGAACGTAGTAGCTGGTGGCAATAAAGCAAGCATCAACTTAGATGCAAGGGTGACTACTGCTTTAGCACCTACTGATTGGTAGGGTGTACGCATGGCATTATGGGTAGCCGTGTCGCTCTCCTGTTTCATAAGGTACGGGAGAGTTAAGTCGGCACATTCAAGAGCAATGTCCAAAAACTGTGCTCTTTCAGAAGCTAGGCTATTATATCTCGCACGGGCGTTATGCTTACTCATAGTGTCATACCCTGATTGTCACCAATAGTCAGGGTCCTCTTCAGTTTTTCTCCAGTAGCTGTACGAGATTGTCTGGCATCTTGTGTCGCCTTTTTACTAGTACCAATCCTAATGTCCGGTGCGTCAGCTACAGTTAGAACTGGGCGCGGTGGCGGTGCAGCTGGAGCTGGCGGGGGTGGCGCAGGTATTGGTGGTGGTAGTGGTTCGGGTTTAGGTGCCTTTACTTTAGGTGATCCTCCTCCTCCTAAGCACATTTTATTTCTCCATTTGTGATTGAATGTATTCTACAACCGAGCGTTGACCTGCACGATACATAATTAAGGCGAGGGGATCGGCTGGTGTAGGTGTTACGGGTGGGAAAGTTTCTTCAAGATTAGATAGTATGGCGTGTAGTTCCATACCTCTAGCCTCAAGCATATTGAGGGAGATTGACATTGGAATGTTCAAAGAATGCTGGCATTCTAGCAGACTTGGTGGCAGAAAGTTCAGGTGCTTTACCCTCATACATCAGCCGGTCACTAGAATCCAACCAAAAATTTTTGTTCAAATATTTATCTGAATTGTTCACGGCGAGCGGTTGCATCACCCAATTAATAGTCGCCTTGCGTAACTTATCCAAGGACTGAGAAGGAACGAGTCCAAGCTCAGCACAAACAAGGCTATTAGCCGCCACATGGATTTGTTCGTCACGGCTTATGTCAGCTGAGGTTGTACGCATAGATGGGTCACCATTAAAGCGTAGTAGGGGCAACAAACAGAAGAAAATTGCACGCTCAGCAACCATGGCTTTGAGTACTGTGTGATCAGGATGTGCAATCCATGCGTCCCGAAGCTTGATTGCTTCCGCTTCCGCTTTCTCATCAACGCCGTAAGCATCGGCAATGTAACCGAGTGCTCTGTCGTGGTTCTCTTCGTCCCGTACATTATGGATGAGTATTTCTTTCGCTGCATCCGGCACATCGGTGGAAAGTGCATTGTTAATAAAGTCTCCAACGGGAAGTTCCATATGACGCAAGGCGAGTGCGCGGTGGATTGTCTCTTCCGCGCCTTCCTTGCATTTGCCTGCCACCGGTTTGACAGGACTCCATTTGCGCTTTCGCGCCATCAATTTGTCGTAAGGTGTTGTCATTCTGCGCAATCACATTGTGGTTCATTTAATATTTCTGACAGGTAGTCATCTACATCCACATCCTTCAGAGCTGCATATGCATCGCTCTTGTCCTGCACATCACCCATCACTTGCAGGGAGTAATACAGAGAAGTCTGAGGGGAGTTCAACCACTCTTCGATAAAGTCTGCGTCCATGACAGCCAAGTCTGACCACCAGTTATACGAGTATCCATGAAGAAGACCTGTGGAGGAGTATAGATTCATGATGCCATCAGCAACTTGCTTGTAGACATCCCAACCAACCTCCGAGGCGATTTCAACATCACCATATTCATATGTTTGGACACCAAAGGTGCCCGAGTCCCTATCGACTGTCCTCGCAACAGGAGGGGCAATCTCAGGGGTGCACGTATAACCATCGAGATCCTTAGACCGGTAGCTACACGATGCAGTTGGTGCAATAGCAAATGCACGTACCATATTGTTAGCACGGGCGATACCTGCTGCTATGTCGATGCCAGACTTGATCTGACGGACTAGCTCGTAGGCTGCTGTTGCTCGGGTTTCGCCAATATTGAACTGTTCGAGTGCTCGTCCGAACTGTTCGTAAGTGACTTCATATCGCCGCAGGAGGTTTGCGAGACCCAAGACGCCAAGTCCAACCTGTCGATCCTTGGCAGGACTGAGGTATTCTCCAGTCTTTCCCACACCTGTGTCTGCATGGAGCGCACAAAGTTGTGACATCCCTTCAGAAAAAGCACGAGGGATGTCCTCGAATTGACATGCTCCAAGATTAACGTGCTGTAGCAGACAGGTGCCTCGGGAAGGCAAGTACACTTCAAGACATACGTTTCCTCGGATCCGTTTTGTTCCTTCATATTTAACTTTGTTGAGCCAGATGTCACCGGCTTTGATTCCTTTGATTAATTTCTGTCGAGTGATGACATCCATGTCTTCCCACCATTCAGGTGTGACATTGACACAACGCTTGACCCATGGCAGAGCCTCACGAGGAGTTGTGATGAACTCATCAACGTCTGGGTGCGAAGCGTCCAGGTGCAGCACTATAGCCCCGTTCTTGTACTTGCCTCCTCTTCGGAGAGTTTCGTTAAGAGTTGATAGGATTCTCCCAAATGAAACAGGACCAGACGCAACGACACCTGACGGTCTCTCGTATCCCTTGGGATCGAGTCTCGATAGATGTACTGCAACTCCTGCACCATTTCTGAGAGCGTAGGAAGCAAATCGCCAACTCGCTTCGATTCCATTTGGTCCCTCCATTTCATTGTCAACTACAAATACCGTGCACGACACGGGTAAACGTCCAGTCGGATCATCAATCCAACTTTGCACACGTCCAGTTCTAGAGATCAATTCAGCCATTTGTGGTTTCGTCAGTCGTTACTTCTTCGGAGGTTTCTTCGTTTAGCAATGCATCACAGGCAGCAACAGCACCCTCCAATACCTTTAGGGATGTGACGACTTCGTTATATTGCTTGATAAGGTTTTCTTTCAGTTCAACGGGTGTCATTTGTTTACTAGATCAATGAGTGAAGGTGGTTGATAATTAGGTCCTTTTAGAACCTTGCCGTCTTTACGGCGAATAGGTGTACCGTCCAAACCAAGCTTGGACATATTGGATTTGTGAACACGGTGCATGGCTTCTTCAAGATCCCATTCCATGTTTTCTGCATATTGAAAACAGACATACACCAAATCTGCTAGCTCTTTTAGTTCTTCTTCGTAGCCTTCATTGCCACGAGCGTAACAAAGTTCGCTGTATTCCTCAGCGATCAAATCCAGTTGCATAGTCCGGTTCTCCAACGAGTTCTGGATCCCATACGCTGAGCGGAACTGTATTGCTTGGTCCGACAGAGACTGGCTCTGACAGTGATTCAAGGTGTTCGAGTTCATTTTTAAGATAGTGGATAGCCTTTTTAATGTCTTGCGTTTCCGTGACAACGCTTTTGTAACCGGCTCTGCAAATATATTTAATAGCATTACCGCGATGATAATTTAGTCCTTGATCCCTGATAAAGTCCCATACTTCGATGGATCCTCTAGTATAGTGTTCTGGTGATTTTTCTACCATTTCTTTACTAGGTTGGCTACATTGTTTGACAGGACATAGCACTGCTCTTGTAGGGACATAAAGACAGTGATGATATCTTCTCGACTAGCTTTTTCTAGTAGATCTTCAATCCTTTTCAGTTGAAACTCTTGTTCCATCGTAAGGTCTAAAATCGGCGGCGGTGGGACACCACGCGATGAATCGTTTGTTAATGAAGTCATAATTAGTTGCGTGGAGAATTTTGGAAAGTCTAGCATTTAGTAGTGCATCATCATGAGTCATGCCTTTAGATTTAAAAGCTTCCACTACTGTGTCCCAGTAGTATCCTTTTTCTTCAAAGAGTTTGGTTGCGGTCTTAACACCGTATCCAGGCACACCAGCATAGCCATCGGTTTGGTCGCCTGCAAGTGTTTGAATAAAGTGCCATTGGTGCCCAGCTTCTGGCGTAATAGTCGTAACGTCTTTAAGGTCATAGAGTTTACCAGGAATTTGACGCATATCTTTGTCCGGTGAGACAATCACATTACCTGGATTAGCCGTGGCGTAGATACCTAGAGCATCATCAGCCTCAAGCTCTTCCATGACAATCACCTCATACTGAAGCTCTAATGCTTTAATGGCACGTCTGTAACCACAAGGCTTTTTACGATTACGGTGCCCCTTGTAATCCTTGTATAATTTTTTTCTGAAATTTTTGTGGTGGCTGAAGAACAGGATAAGGGTAGAATCGAAGAACTCTTTCTTGATCTTATCCAGCTCTCGTGTGATGTTTTTCATGACATCAGAGAAGTTGCTTGTGACAACGATTAAATCTTCACCAAAGTCAATTTCAGTTTCTGCAGCAGCGCAGGACTTATAGACGATGTAATCGGCGTCGATCAGCAGCTTCATCCTTGTCCTCGCTTCAACTTCTTATTATGACGCGGCTTACTGAGGGAACTGTCTCCCTGGCGTGTCTTCTTTTTAGTTGACTTAATTTCTTTCTTGTTTTTGCTGTAGATCATTAATGTGTATCACTCCAGTTGTTTCCAGTTGTCGCTTCCGCGTCGATGCGGACACGCATGTTGTAGTACTCTCCAGCTTCGCAAGCGCTGAGTACCAGGGATGAACATAAGTCTTGTGCATGTGTAGGTTCTACTTCAAATTGCAATTCATCATGAACGAATGCAAGTTGTGATGCACAGAGCTGTAATTCCTTCATGTGGTCCTGGTTGATTACCATCCACCGCTTCGCGACCACTCCGGCTCCTGACTGGAGCAGGTAGTTTAGCGCTTTGTGTGGTGAATCAACCATAATTTTTCTGCCGTCGATAGACTTGACGAACCCTTTCTCCGAAGCCTTCTTAATAGCTTCGAGCAGGTCACCCAGTCCTTCAATTGCTTCGACATACGCTGCACGAATCTCTTTGCCTTTTCTTTTCGCGGCAGTTGAGGATAGCTGTTTGTCATAACTGTGTCCGATCTTTTCGTCACCTGCTCCATACAACATTGCATACGTCACAGTCTTCACGAGCTTACGGCTGATGCCTATTTTATCAGCATTGACTTGGTGTATGTCTCCATTGAGTAGTATGTCCGCATACCTTCCGGAGTCCCACCTGCTAAGATAATGAGATAACATGCGAAGCTCAATGCCAGATAGGTCAGCGCCACAAAGGACCATACCTTTTGACGCAATGAATAGTTGTCGGAATCTTTCATCAGCTGGTACTTGCGCGAGGTTTGGATTTCGGTGGGCTGCTCTATGGGTATTTGTAGCTACGGAACAATGATGGTGGATACGCTTAGCAGTCGTACTCAACTTCAGCCAGGCGTTCTCGCCTTCGCTGATCATTCCAAGCATCTTCGTTATCGTCAAAATCCGGAGGAACATTGTCGCTACTTCTGTCCCAATCTCCTTCAGAATCACTTCGTCGATGATGGGCTTCCCAGTAGGTGTCTTCTGGACCGGAGTCCAGCCATGAAATGTTTGCAGGATCCATGATATATGATCGCGAGAGGAACAATTTAGATCTTTTAGTCTAGTAAAGGGTGCACCCTTGACATATCCTTGGCGGCGGTTATCTCGCTTAGGAGTGAATTCTGATCCTCTAACGAAAGGGTGCCGCCTGCGTAGTACATCTTCAGTTTCTCGTAGTTCTTGTCTGAGAGACGAGGCAAGGGTAATTGCAGCATCCTCATCAAACGACCATCCATGTGACTCCTGTGCCGTAAGAATTCGTTGTACTTCATGTTCTAGCGAGACCCATTCAGGTAAGGTTGGAAGTGGTGCCATAGTTTGGTGG